CAAAGGAGGATGAACATAGCCTCATCGAAAGACTTAGGATCATCTACGGGTAAGTAGGAGCAGTTATACATACAAGTATTGTCACGATCTGCAGCCTTACCTGCTGTCATCATTGACCTCATACTAGGCATAACCTCAAGGCTAAGAATAGCATCACGCATTTCATCTAGGTCAACAGGCTTGAGCCATGTCTTTGCAATGTTTTGTAGGTATCGTTCTACTGTTTCTCCCCATGTCTCACGGCGTCCTTCATCATCTAACCATCGTGCATAGCGGCTGGTTGCAATAAATGTCTGGTAGTCAGAAGGTAAATAGTTATTGTTCATCAGTTGTTATCCTCATCTTGGTTATACTTATACCATCTATATCATATATGTATGCATAGATAGCTTCATTTAATTCCTCTTGAACACTACCGTCTACTGGCATAGGGTAGTCCTCTTCATCTATTTCAAGACTTATTAATATCCTAGCCTTCATTTTCTAGCTCATGTATTAATCGGTCAATGTACCAACGTGCCTTACGTAAGTCCTCTACACCATTCTTGTAGGGCCAACGCCATATGTACTTGAAGGCATTCTGCCAACAGTAGGCATGGTGTGGCTCTACGTATGATCCCTCTGACATTGCTTTCATTGCATCAATGCATTCAATCCCCCCCGAATTGTACTGTGGGGGATGATTGACTACATCTGCTGGTAACTCTTTCCATTTAGCCATTAGGCATTACCTCTTGTTTTAGATGTTAGCGTTAGCACATTACCGTCTGCTACATAACTAGGTTTGTCATCAGGTTCATCGTGTAACCTGTTAAGAACATAGCTATGCAGTGCATCCCTTACGTATTCGTCTTCCTCTATTACAGGTATAACAGAACATAACATGCTACACAAGTGAGATAGATACGCAAAGTCTTCTTCACCCAAAGGGTTATTCTCAGATGATACCAGAGATACCTGTACGTCACCATCCCATGCACCATTCTCATGGTAAGGAGTAATGCGTATTATAAAGTCTTCATCCCTCATATCATTTACTATGTCTTTTATATTCATTTACTTCCTCACTACTTTGGGATGTGGGTAGGCAACAAACTTAGTGCCTAATGCCTTACCCTTTTCTTTTAACCATGACTCAGGTACAATCCTATCATAACATTCAAAGCCATACCTGTCACACCATATTTCATATGTACTCTTAGCACCCTTACGTAGCTTACGTCTACCGTTTTCAAACACAAAACGTATATCTAGTTTAGGGTGTTGCTTTTTTATCGCAAGATGCTTTCGCCTATCGTCTGTAGTAAACATACCCTTAGTCTCAATGATGATACCATTGGGCAGTATAAAGTCTGGTGTATAGGTACGGTACGTCAAGTCTTCCCATTCAATCTTCATTGATTCATACTCGGCAAGTACGCCTTGCTCTTTTAAATAGGTAGCCAGTTTAACTTCTAGCCCACTTCTGTACCCGTACTTTCTAGCTGCACGAAAGCTCTTGCCATTCATCACCGCCAGAAAATGTGTCGGCTTGGCTGTACAGTCCAAGGATTATGCGTCAGGTTTAGCTTGGTCAACTCTTCCTGCACTACCTTATCCATTTCATTACGTGCATTAATAGCTTCACGTAAAGCACCGTACTTCTTTTTCTTTAGGTCTGCCTTGGCTTGGCTAAGGTCATCTTCCATAGTGGCAATGGCCTCTTCCATATCTTTGATTTCTTCTTCATTGAACATTAAAAGTCTCCTACCTTTAGGGTTGAGTAGTCTCCCCAACCAGTACCATATTCACCCGACTTGTTAGCCTCCGCTATAAGGGCGAGTGTTTCCTTAACCTGCTTAGTTGATTCTATAACTAACTCAGGTGACATGACATGCAAGTGTGCCATGTAGGGTGCAGTCTTTTCAATAGCAATAAAGCTAAACTCTTTAGCCTTTATGCCAGCCAGTTTACAAGTAAGCAAATAGAAAGCAGCTTGTATATGATAAGCGTACTTACCAACTTGTTCTGCAAAACCTTTTGGCGAAGCATCAATAGTAGTTTTAATGTCAACGATCTGTCCTGTCTCTGGTATGTATAAATCTGGTCTTGTCTTGATGTTCAGACCACTTACAGGATCAACCGTAAACACACTGCTTTCTGTTACCCTTTTCTTGTGTGTCAGTAAGGCATTGCACACTGGATTGTCAAGTGCTGACTGACACATCTTGTTATGTACATGATACTCAACCTCTGTCAGTACAACCTCGTCACCTTTCTTGTTAGCGTACAGGTCTTTGTACAGTTTAGAGGTACGTGTCTTTGGGCCTTTGGTAACAAGGTCACGCTCTGGCTCAAGTAACGTAGCATGTACGGCACTGCCCAACGCAAACGCTGGACTGTCACCTAATGGTTTCTGTGCCATGTAGTGTGCAAGCGATTGCTTACACACCGTTTTAATGGCAGATGAAGAGTAGCCTACCTGTTTGTGGTAGTCCTCATTTGACATGTCATAGACAATGCCTTGTGGTGGCATATCAAACATTATGCAAACGCATCTTCATCAATGTCTACCAGATCATCTACAATGGCATCTGGAATTTCCTCATTGCTATGCTGCATTTTATCACTCCATTCATTTAAGATGTATTGATTGTAGTTGGCAATCCATGCCATAAAGTCAGCAAAGACTTCCTGTGTATCATTGTCCATGTCTAGTGTAGACATAAGATCAAGGTCTGCAGTAGGCAGAAAGAAGCAGCTACCGTTAGGTAAGTCACGCTTCTCTGTAGCACAAGAGATATAGTGCTGTGGTGGAAGGCGTTGCATCTTACCCAACTTGTTGAACACATTGCCGAATGTCTTGAAGGCATCACGGTTTTCAATCTCGTAGATAAACGGGATCGTGTCTGTATCCACAGGATTACCTTGTGGATCAGTAGCGTTGACCATATCTACAGTACCAAACAAGGCACGTACTCGTTTGATAGAACGAATCAGTTCCTTCATAGTATCAGGTAGACTGTTGAAGTCTTCAATCCAACCAGAAGGCTTACCACAGTTGAACCCACCGTCATTGTCCTTCATGTCAGTGTTTAGGTTGTCACCCATAACAGTCTTGACATAACGATTAGGTGTAGTGTCATTGCCCATGACAAACTTTTTGTACATGAAACGCTGTAGGAATGGGCGAATCTTTACCTTCTCGGCAAAGTATGTAGGACCATCAGGTATCTCTAGCTTGTATGTGCCACCCTCTACTACCTCTACATTTACCTGCTTACCCTTGACCTCTGCCTGTCCCATGACAGGTGTGTGGTTGATACGCAGACGGGCAAGAGAGCTTGCCTTCTTCTCTGTGGATGCCGCTTGGCCCATGCCCATAGCCTTAGCCATAGCTGCGTAGTTGTTAGTGTCGATTGTTGTTACTTGATTTGTCATGTGTATGTTCTCCTTAACACTGAGCGAATTTTGTAGTTATATCATGCTACGTCTTTGGTGTCAAGCCAATTCGGACCAATCTTTGCCTCTAATAATAGAGGAATGTTGAAGTCTATATTCCATTTCTTATTGACAATGGATATCAGCCTGTCGTTTGTTCTGTCTATGATCTTGAGTACCTTGTCTGTTTCATCAGGGTGTATGTCAAGTACCACACTGTCATGTACGGTGTTGACTATACAACTCTGCATCTTGTTTGCCTCCAACATCTTGTCTATGTATATCAGACATATAGGTACAATGTCAGCCGTTGCAAAGGATTGCACCGGATAATTTTTTATCTGTGTGAAATATGTCACACCTCCATGTTTGTTACGGGTAGCATCAGGGAAAGCAAATGCCCTACCTGATGGTGTGGTAATGCAGCCAGTAGCCAGTACCTCGTCAGCTAATCGCTTGTGCCATGCAGCAATACCTTTGTACTTGTCCATGAACTTTGTGTAGTATGCAGCCTCTGCTGGTGTACGTCCATATCCAGTAGCACCGAATAGTGGAGCAAAGGTATGTTCCTTGGCAGCTTGCCTAGCGGTAGGTTGACCAGCATCTGTGATGGTCTTGGCAGTGTAGGCATGTACATCAAAGCCAGTGATTACCTCGTCAATAGCAACCATGTCTTGAGACAGGAATGCAGCTACACGAAATTCTAGCTGTGCAAAGTCAGCTTCCATGATCTGTCCACCATCCCATCGTGATACGAACACACGCTTGACAGGAAACGTACCGCCACGTGGCATGTTCTGCATGTTGGGATCAGCACCTGATAGTCTGCCTGTACCTGTCCTGTGCTGCAGTAGACGGGCATGTAGCTTACCGTCTGCCTTGGTGTGGGTAGCAATACCACCAATGAAGCTGGCAATGTATACCTCAATGGCATTCAGACGCTTCATGTTCTGCAGAAACTTGACTGCCTCTGGCATCTGCTTGGCTCTAGCTACACCCTCAAGGTATGTCAGGCTGTCCTTGCCTGTACTGAAGCCATTGGCACTGATGAACTTGGCAGTAGGTGCAGTGAATTGTAGGCCAGCTAACTGGTTAGTATCCACAAAAGTATACCCACAACCATCACACCCGACACACCTGTTGGGTCTTGCAAAAGGAGTTCCATCTTTCTTTACCTTCCTGATTTGCCCACTACCATAGCAGGACTTGCATTGCTTTGCCTTCTGTTTGTACAACTTGGTTGAGTGCTTGGTAACGGTAGACTTGAACTTAGCATCTACCATACGTCCCTCAAACAATGTAGGCCACACCTTTTTGTCATCAGGCTTACGACCATACACAACCCATGCAAGTTGCTCTGGACTGTTGAGGTTCACAGGTCTGTCACCCATCAACTCATGTGTATGTGCCTCAAGACTACGTACCAACTCGTCACGTTCATCCTCGTACTCTTTACGTACTGCCTCTAGTGCATCTGTATCAACCTTGAAGCCACGCTGATAAATCTTTGCAAGGTGTATGGCAAGTTGGTTAGTTAGATCAACACTGTCCTGCAGGGTAGTACCCTCTAGCTTGGCAGTGATTGTATTGTACAACTGCTGTGTAGCATGTAGGTCATGAGACAGGTACTCTGTCAACTCAGACAAGGGTATGTCACGTGTAGTATAGCCCTGCTTGAAGTACTCTTTAAGTGTGTCCTGCTTCTGTGTGTCTAATGCGTAACGCTCTGCACATGCATCAAGTGAAAGGGGTTGCTTCTGTCCACGCTGTAAGATATACTCACCAAGCATGGTGTCAAACACCTTACCGTCATAGGTAAAGCCTGACTCCCATAGCCACAGCAAGTCATGCACAGCATTGTGTGCAACCAGTACAGTAGTCTTGTCAAGCATAGACTGCACACATTGGTGATCAAATGGTGTGCCTTGCTTTTCTGAATGATCAAAGGTAAAGATGTGTTCGTTACCTGATTGATCCAGTGTACCTACCTGTGTCAATGAATTGTCTTTCTCAAATGGATCAAGGTGTAGCTTGCCATCACGTGTTGTCGTTGTATTCTCTACGTCTAGTGTCAGTATCATGTGTCGGGTATCCTATCAAACGGTCAATGCTCCCCATGCTATAGGAAACAGGTCTTTCATACAAGCAGATATTTGATCTGCAACTATTCTTGTTTCAAACTGTGTGTCTTCTTTACATCTTAGTATACACATGTCAGAGAAGGCGTCAAGACTACCTGACCAATACCATTCAGTCATGGTGCTTTGTGGCAAC